CAACCATAGAGATTGTCGGGGTTAAACAGACAATTAACAGTTTGCGTAAAATTGACCCACAGTTGCAAAAAGATTTTAAGTCTGACGCAACCACTATCGCGCAACCAGCAATACAAGCAGGTAAAGCCGTTTACACCGATTTGCCGTTATCAGGCATGAAATACAACTGGACGCAACGCGACCGCAAACTATTTCCGTTTACAGTAACTAAAGCAGTCAACGGTGTGCGTATGCGTTTTGATACACGTCGAAACGCGGTCGGTGTAATTCTCATTGAGCAAAAAGACCCGGCGGCAGCAATCTTTGAAACAGCAGGCCGAGCAAACGCAAACAAACTTGGGCAGGCGCTTGGTTTTGTTGGTGTCGGTCGCACTCGACTGATCGGGCCAGCCGTGTATAAAGCGCGACGCGGTATCGAAGCCGAAATGACAAAAATGATTGCTAAAACTATGCGCGAAGTGCAACGGGAGATTTAGTCATGGCGTTATCCATACCTATTGTCAGCGAGTTCGACGGTAAAGGCATTGACAAAGCAATCAAAGAATTTAAGCAGTTAGAAACTGTCGGCGAAAAAGCACAGTTTGCAATCAAGAAAGCGGCTGTACCGGCGGCGGCTGCGTTGACGGCGGTTGCTGGCGCGTTGGGTTTGGCGGCTAAAGCGGCAGCGGAAGATGAGCAACAGCAAGCAATTTTGGCTAACACTATGCAAAACGTCGTTGGTGCTACCGACGCTACGGTTGCGGCAACTGAGGACATGATTTCGGCTATGTCGAGGGCGACTGGTACGGCTGACAGCGAGTTGCGACCAGCGTTTGCCGCGTTGCTTGTTGGCACTAAAAATGTTGGTGAGGCAACAGACGCGTTGTCGTTGGCTCAAGATATTGCAATTTCGACTGGCACAGATTTGGCGACTGTCAGCGACGCGCTTGCTAAAGCGTATGCAGGCAACATGAAAGGCCTACAAGCGTTGTCGCCTGAAATGAAAGGTCTAATTAAAGAGGGTGCGTCACTTGACACGGTGATGATGACGTTGTCAGATAATTTTGGTGGCGCGGCGGCTCGATCAGCGGAAACAGCGGCAGGCAAATTCAAGATATTAAAAAACAGTTTGGCTGAAACACAAGAAAGTATCGGTGCGGCGTTGTTGCCCGTGTTGCAAAAAGTGTTGCCATATTTGCAGGCAATGGCTGATTGGGCGCAACGTAACCCGACCGCGTTTTTGGTTATTGCTGGCACAATATCGGCGGTTGCGGCCGCAATCATGGCAGTCAATATTGCTATGGCGTTAAACCCGTTTGGTTTGATTGCGGTGGGTATTGCAGCGGTCGTAACAGGCATAGCGATTGCTTATACAAAATTTGAGAGTTTTAGAAACATTGTCAATGTTGTTTTGAACGGTTTGATTGCTGGCTTCGAGATGTTTGCTAACTCGTTTATTGGTGCAATCAACATAATCATTGACGGCATTAATTTAATTAACCCGTTTACGGATATTGGCAAAATTGGTAAAATTAGTTTGGGTCGAATTGGTGGCGGCGCTGCCGGCGCTGAGGCGGTCACGTCTGATATTCGTACCGCTGACCGTATGGCGCGTGAGGCTGGCGCAGGTGTGCCGGTTACACCGTCGGTTATAACAAGCGGTGGTGGCGGTGGCGGTGGCGGTGGGTCGAGTGGCGCACAAACAAGTATTGGTGGCACGGCGGGCGGCGCACAGATCGGTGCGCTAACAACGTTTGGTATGGCTGAACGTATTGCGGCACGCGAACCGCAACCGGTAACGATTAACGTGACTGGCGGTATATCGACTAGCGCCGAGATTGGTCAAAGCGTGTTGAACAGTTTGCTGGCATACCAGCGCACTAACGGCCCACTTGATTTGATGATTGCACAATAATGCCCGGCGTTGCAGTTGTTGGTAGTGGTAACTACGACCTAGAAATTGACACAGGTTTCAAACAAGACGCATTTTTGCTTAACGACCCGACCGCTGGCGTATTAAACAACAGCACTTACGTGCTTGACGGCACAACAAGTTATGCGAGCGTGCTTGACGGCATTAACCAAGTAAACGTGCGACGCGGCCGCAAAGATCAAGGCGACCAATTTAGTGCCGGCACAATGACGTTTACCATGCTTGACACGTCAGGCATATTTAACCCGTTTGACGAAAACTCACCGTACTATGACCCGACTACCGCCAAACCAGGTTTAGCGCCTATGCGCCGTGTGCGATTGTCTCGATACAACAACAGCAACGTCAAACAATATTTATTTGTCGGCTACATCGTCAACTATGACTACAACTTTAGTTTGGGTGGTTTGGACACGGTGACGGTTTATTGTGCCGACGATTTTTATTTGTTGGCGCAAACATATTTGGCTGAATACAACGTCAACCAAGAATTGTCGAGCGTGCGGTTGTCGGCGATACTTGACCGACCTGAGGTTGATTTCCCTGCTGCGTCACGGGCGATATCGACTGGCACACAAACGCTGGGCGGTGACGCGGCATTTACTATCCCGAACGGCACAAATGTTTTGGGTTATTGCTCGCAAATTAACGAGGCTGAGCAGGGCAGGTTGTTTATGTCGCGTGACGGCAACCTGACATTTCAACCACGTTTAGGCACGACACTTTCAGCGTCGGTTGCCGATTTCCACGACGACGGCACAAACATAAAATACAACGGGGTAGGCATAACGTTTGAAGCCGATCAGGTAACCAACCGTGCGGTCGTACAACATTTAGGCAGCAACAACCCACAGGTCGCTGAGGACACAGGCAGCCAAGCACTTTATTTTATACAGACCTATTCGATCACCGACAGCCTGCTACACAGCGACACGGCCGCACTCGAATTGGCAACCTATTTGTTAGACCCGTTGCCCGAACCACGATACACGTCGTTAAACACCCAATTAAATATGCTGACCACAACCCAGCGCGACACGGTAGCCATTATTGATATTGGGCAAACAATCACCATTGAAAAAACGTTCGCAAGCGGCGCTGGCACGGCACAACTAGCCCAACAACTGAGCGTCGAGGGCATAGAAATGTCAATCAACGTAAACACGGGCCACGCAATCACATATTTCACCGCACCAACAACCGTCGTTTACGAGTTAATACTTGACGACCCGACTTACGGTATCATCTCAGCAGACAACGCATTGGGTTAAAGTAGGCACTATGGCATTACAAACATTTACAGCCGGTCAAATTTTGACCGCAGCGCAAATGACGACGCTGCAAACAAACGCATACAACCAAACCGTCAGTAACAAAACCGCTAGTTACGTTTTGACGGCCGCCGATGTCGGCACTCGAATTGTTATGAACAACGCTGCCGCAACAACGATCACGGTTAACACAAGTTTATTTGCAGCAGGCGACACTTTGTTTATTCAAAACATTGGTGCTGGTACTTGCACGATTACAGCAGGTACAGCAACGGTTACAACTGCTGGCTCATTAGCGTTGGCACAATGGGGAGGTGGCACGCTTTATTTTACTAGTGCTAGTGCTGCTATTTTTTTTAGCGGTGGTGGCGCTACTTACGGGACAGCAACAGGCGGTTCATCGTCAACTATTTCGGTTGGTGGCGTAAATTACACACTTTTAACTTTTACAAGTGATCAAAATTTGGTTGTGTCAAAAGCGGGTTTGTTTGATTTGCTTTTGGTTGGTGGTGGCGGCGGTGCTGGTTTTTCTGTTGGTGGCGCAAGTAACGCAAGCGGTGGTGGTGGTGGCGGTGATGTTGTTGGTTTAACAACCGCAATAACGGTTTATTTGACTGCGGCAACTTATGCAGTTGATGTTGGTGCTGGCGGTGCGTCAGCAGCAAGCACGAATGGTTCAAAAAGTACATTGGCTGGTTATGTTGCAATTGGCGGCGGTCGAGGTGGCACAGCAAGCGGTCGCACCGATGACACTTTGTTTCAAAAACAAGGGCAAAACGGCGGGTCAGGTGGTGGTGCGGCGTTTAGTAATGTGGCTGCTGAAGGTTTAGGTATCAAGGGTAGCAATGGTGGTGTAGGTGAAGCGGTCGCTCAAAATGTTGGTTTAACGGCTGGTGGTGGTGGCGGCGCAAACGGCGTAGGCGGTAACGGTACCGGCACGACAGGCGGCGCGGGTGGAAACGGGCTAGACATTTCAAGTTTCATTACCGGCGCAACTTATTATGCTAGTGCCGGTGGTGGTGGCGGCGCGTCAGTCACAGGCGGTTCAGCAGGCAATGGTGGTGTCGCAGGCAAAACAACAGGCACAGGCAACGCAGGTGTGAACTACGGTGCAGGCGGCGGCGGAACTTACGGCATAAGTCAAATAGGTGGCGCAGGCGCGGCAGGCGCGGTGTTTGTGAGATTCAAGCAATGAAGCGCCAATTCTTTGCTCAACTAGATGAGAACAATGTTGTGATTGATGTGCATTGTGTAACACGAGAATTTCTCGAAGCAAATCCTGAAAGATATCCGGGTGTTTGGGTTGAAACATTTTTTGATACCGAAGGCAAAACTTATGCTGGCATTGGCATGATTTATGTTGAAAATACAAACGATTTTATTTCACCGCCAATAATTGAGCCTGACAACGGTTAATAATGTGCGCTACTGGTTACTTACGATCGCATTGTGCGCTGGTTGCGCCACGAGTAAAACAAACACAACAGGCGGCGTCAAAGTCCGCAATTTATCAATAAGCGAGGTTTGCCAATATGGGTCGCCTGACCGGTGCGAAATTAGAAAATAATCAAATACACGCTCGACTGATCGTCACGGTCGGAATACTTATGGCCGTCACGTTTGTGTTAATGGTCGTCGGTTTGTTATTTGGTTTGTTATTCGTGTCAATGCCCGAAGAATTATCACCGCTTGACAGCAAAATAGTTGATCTGCTCAGCACAATCAGCGTGTTTTTGACAGGCGCATTATCGGGTTTGGTGTCGGCTAACGGCATAAAAAACACAGACAAAAACAAAGACGGAATACCCGACGCACTCGAATGACAAAACCATACGTCATCACCGCACAGCCAGTCGTTAAAGCGCCGTTGGCTGGCATGGCTAAATGGGTTGAACTTGCAGTCAAACATTCTGACGGCAGTTTGTGGAACAACGGCATATGGGTTGTGCGCGACGTACGACATAAACCCGGTGTCATCAGCAACCACGCTCGAGGTCTAGCAACCGATTTGTCGTACCGTTGGCTTGCACAAAAACAGTTTGGTCGTCAAGACGGCCGCAAACAATCATTGGCATACATTGTCAAATTGCTTGAACACGCCGACACACTCGGCATACAACT